GAATAAACGTTCTTACGATAGGTCTGAGTCGATAAATATCGACGGCAAACCTTTCCACTTCACTCCTGATAGGAAGGAGTTCTTGGATGCTCTTCAAAAGAAGTATCCTAACCAAACCTCTTTTACTAAAGAGGATTTCGAAAATCTAGGACATTTCCCCTACTGGGTGAAACATACTAGGTATAACTTTAAACAGGGTTCGGTTTTCAACCTGCAACCAATTCTGACTCCAGTGACTTCGGTCTCTGAAGCGGTTGTTGCTCCAGTTGCTCCAAAACCTGCTCCTGTTCCAGTGTCAGTTCCTGCACAACAGAATGTGTCAAACATGCCTGTTGCGGCTGCAACTGAGTCAGTGAATATGATTGACCCCAATGTCAAAATCATTCCTGAGAAGATGTCGAACTATGTTCCTTTTGGACACTTCAAAGATGTCAAAAACATCATTAGTTCCAAAATCTTCTTTCCAGTTTTCGTAACTGGTCTTTCAGGTAATGGTAAAACATTGATGATCGAACAAGTATGTGCCCAACTGAAGAGAGAACTCTACAGGGTCAACATCACCATCGAAACTGATGAGGATGATTTGATGGGTGGTCACACTCTAGTCAACGGTAACATTGTTTACAGGGAAGGCCCTGTGATCAAAGCGATGAGGAAAGGTGCTGTCCTTCTCTTAGATGAAGTTGATTTGGGTTCTAACAAGTTGATGTGTTTACAATCAGTTCTTGAAGGTAAAGGATACCTCATCAAGAAAACTGGTGAGTGGGTGACACCTGCAGAAGGGTTCACTATTCTTGCGACTGCGAACACTAAAGGTCAAGGTTCAGAAGATGGAAAGTTCATTGGAACTCAAATCATGAACGAGGCGATGTTAGAGAGATTCGCAATTACCATGCAACAAGAATATCCTCCAGTGACTACTGAGAGAAAAATCCTTGCAAAGGAAATGGAATTGACTGGTTCGGTTGACCAAGAATTCGTTGAGAAACTTGTCGACTGGGCAGACGTTATCAGAAAGACCTTCTACGAAGGTGCGATTGATGATGTCATCACCACTAGAAGGTTGGTTCACATCGTGAATGCATTCAGAATGTTTGGTGACAAACTCAAGTCCATTCAAATGTGTATCTCTAGGTTCGATGAAGAAACTAGGAATGCAGTCCTTGACCTCTACACCAAGATTGATGCAGGGGTCAATCTAGACGATTCAGAAAATCCTATTGACGAATCAGACTCTTCAGAGTATAATGGTTAAGATGTTTGGGAAAAATAAAATCGACTACAAGTACAATGAGGGAGAACTCTTAAAGGAGTTCTCTCAGTACATTGATAAGACTTACGACCAACATTACAGTTTGAACAAGTACCAAAGTACTGAGTTTATTATTGACTCAGGACATGGTGAAGGTTTTTGTATCGGAAATATATTAAAATATGCACAACGATACGGAAAAAAAGATGGGAAGAATAGAGCAGATATCCTGAAGGTATTGCACTACGCTTTGTTTATGTTATATGTGCATGATAAGGAGACTAAATCGTGATGAAGATTAGTAATAATACGAGGGATATCCTCAAAAACTTTTCCACTATTAACAGTGGTATTAAAGTTGGAACTGGTTCAAAACTGCAGACCATTTCTAACATGAAAAATATACTTGCAGTTGCGACAGTGAATGAATCCTTTCCTAAGGATTTTAGTATCTATAACTTACCTGAGTTTCTAGGTGCAACTTCTTTATTAGAAGACCCTGACTTTCAGTTTGGTGATGCAAGTTTGACTGTTGCAGACAATAACTCAACTATGTCTTACTTCTATGCAAGTGAAGGTATGGTTGTATCACCTGAGAAGATGATCACAATGCCTGATGCAGAAATCAAAGTTGATGTGTCATCGACACTACTGGGTGAGTTACAAAAGGCATCAAGTGTCTTAGGTGTCAATGACCTAGTGTTAGAGTCTGATGGTACCAAGGTGACATTTACTGTCAAAGATAAAAAGAATCCAACTTCAAATACATTCTCAAGGATTGTAGGTGAAGGAAATGGTGTTAAGTACACCATGAATTTCAAAATTGAAAACCTTAAAGTACTGGATGGTAACTATGAGGTGTTTGTTTCTTCGAAGGGTATTTCAAACTTCAAGAACAAAGATGTTGACTTAGAGTATTTTATTGCACTGGAACCTGATTCAAAATACAATGTTTAATCTAAATAATGTTGTAAGGATTGTGCCAGTCTCTGCAAACCTTACGGGAGCTATCCAATCTCATCATCCTTCAAGGGTGGGTAGCACTGTAAACTCGGTGGGGGGTTTACACCTATGACTACAGAATTTTTATACGTAGAAAAGTATCGTCCTCAGAACATTGAGGACACGATACTTCCTCAAAGACTTAAAGACACTTTCAAAGAGTTTGTAAAACAAGGTGAGGTACCTAACCTCATGTTATGTGGTTCTGCAGGTGTGGGTAAGACTACAGTTGCGAAGGCACTATGTAATGAACTAGGTGCAGACTACATTGTTATCAATGGTTCCGACGAAGGACGATTGATTGATACACTCAGAACTAAAATCAAAAACTTTGCATCTACAGTATCACTTGGTGGTGGTTCTAAGGTTGTAATACTAGATGAGGCAGATTACATTTCTGCAGATTCAGTGCAACCTGCATTGAGAAACTTTATCGAAGAGTTCTCTTCTAACTGTAGATTCATATTCACCTGTAACTACAAGAACAGGATTATTCCACCACTACATTCAAGAACAACGGTCATTGACTTTACACTTACACCTACAGATAAACAAACACTTGCAGGACAATTCCTTGGAAGACTCAAAGAGATTTGTGATGCAGAGAGTATCAAGTTTGATGAAAAGGTTTTAGTAGAACTGATACTCAAATTCTTCCCTGACTTTAGACGTTGCATCAATGAAGTACAACGTTATGGTGTTAGTGGTGAAATCGATACTGGATTGTTATCGACACTTAATGAGGAAAAACTTACCCCATTAATTAATATGATTAAAGACAAGAATTGGAGTGGAATGAGAAAGTGGGTTGGTCAAAATTCTGACAACGACTTCAACACTCTGTATAGAAAACTTTTCAATGCACTTGAAGTGTCATTGGAACCACAATCTATACCAGCTGCAGTCTTGTTGATCGCAGACTATCAATACAAGTCTGCATTTGCTATGGACTCTGAGATAAACTTTGTCGCATGTTTGACTGAGATTATGTCGGAGTGTAAATTTAAGGAGTAATTATGACACAATATGAAGATCAAGTTGAGAGACAAAGACTACTTTTAGAAGCAGAAGTATGGGCAACGTCTTTCACTGCACTGCATATCCACAGTTTAAATTCAATGTGGTATGACACTAGACCTCAGGATACTGAAGATGGTAAAATGGTCACAGATATCCAATACAACAGTGGTCTAGTTAAACGTACACTATCAGATGGTAGTGTTGTATACTTTGGTGAAGAACTAAAAGGTGATGCATTGATTGATGCATATACAAGAAAAGTTCAACCAAGTCCTGAACAACGTTTAATGAATGCCTAATACCAAAACCAATCCATTTGATTTCGTAAAATCAGTTTCATCTACCAAGAAAGATATCATGGTAGATGAAGTTGAAGAGAAATCATATCAACCATTTCTTGCAAATAAGGCCTTATCTTACCACCAAGATTCAATCTTACTTACTAATGAAATGAACTGTCATCACGGTTTGGACAACCGTCTTCAGTACCTGTTTTTCCTAAATACTTTGAGAAAACGTAATAGATTTTCCAAGTGGGAGAAACCCTACATTAGTAAGAAAATCGATACCGTAAAAGAGTATTATCAGATATCAACAAAAGAAGCCAAAGATTATGTCAATCTACTATCTGATAAACAATTACGTGAATTGAGAAAAAGAATGAACAAAGGTGGTTCAGATAATGGATGAATTAGATCAAATAACAAAAGACTTAGTCGAAATCACATTTCCACATAAAGACGATTTTTTAAAGATTCGTGAGACACTTTCACGAATAGGTGTTGCATCAAGAAAGGAACAAGAATTATTTCAATCGTGTCATATTTTACACAAAAGAGGTAAGTATTACATAGTACATTTTAAGGAATTGTTTCAGTTAGATGGGAAACCAACTAACTTCGATGAATCAGATGTTGCGAGACGTAACACTGTA